CTGGATTCCCGATGTATCGTGGTATGCATTCTGAAGAAGGTCTATCGCATGATATGTTTGCAAAGTATGAACGTGTATGGTCAGGTCATTATCATACAAGATCAAAGGCTGAGAACATTGAGTATGTGGGTACACCATATGAGATGACATGGCAAGATGCATTGGATCCAAAAGGTTTCTCTATATTTGATACATCAACAAGAGAATTAGAATTTATACCTAATCCATATAAGATGTTTCACAAATTACATTATGATGATACAACACAAGAGTTTGCACATTGGAAGTCTTTTGATTATGAACAATTGAAAGATGCCTATGTTAAGATTGTGGTAATCAATAAACAGAACCCATATCTGTTTGATGTGGTAATGGATAACTTATATAAGGTAGGTGTTTCAGATATAGGTATAGTTGAAGATTTTACTGATACTTCAGTTGCTGATGATGAAGAGTTAATAAATCAGGCAGAAGATACTATGACTATCTTAAATAAGTATATTGACGGCTTGACATTGAATGTAAAACCTGATATACTTAAAGGGTTGATGAAAGAACTATATGTGGAAGCGGTAAATGTTGAAAGAGTTGATTAATGATTGTATTCAAAAAAGTTAGATACAAAAACTTCGTTAGCACTGGCAATTATTTTACTGAGATTGATTTTCAAAAATCATCCAATACTTTAATTGTTGGTTCTAATGGCGCAGGTAAATCTACAATGCTTGATGCATTGTGTTTTTCTTTGTTCGGTAAAGCATTTAGAAGTATTAATAAACCACAACTAATTAATTCTATCAATCAAAAAGATTGTATTACTGAATGTGAATTTGATATTGGTAATAAGAAATATAAAATTGTTCGTGGTATCAAACCTAATATCTTTGAGATATATCAGGATGGTGATTTAGTAAATCAAGATGCCGCAAGTAGAGATTATCAAGAATACTTAGAAAAGTTTATTTTGAAATTAAACTACAAATCATTTACACAGATTGTTATCTTAGGTTCTGCATCGTTTGTACCATTCATGCAATTATCTGCAAATGATCGTAGGTCAATCATTGAAGATTTATTAGATATACAAATATTTTCTACAATGAATACTGTATTGAAAGATAAGATATCTGGTAATAAAGATCAGGTTACAGATAACAATTCTAAGTTACAAATTGTAGAAGCAAAGATTGAAATACAGAATACTCATATTAGAAGTATCCAAAAAACTAATGAAGAGAAGATAGAAGAATATGATAATCAAATCAAATTGTATAATACTGACATACTTGAATTACAAGAAAAAATACAGCAAACATCCAATGCAATCAATCAACTACAGTCAGACGTGGAAAACAAAATTGAGGTGGAGACTAGACTCAAGAAATTTACTAAAATTGAATCGCAGATTGAGAACAACTTATCCAAATATAAGACTGATATCGGTTTCTTTGAACAGAATGATAATTGTCCAACCTGTAAGCAAGAAATTGCCTTGGGGTTTAAAGAACAACAAATCAAAGATAATAAAGACAGGGTTTCCGAAATAGAATCTGGATTGAAAGTATTAGAAGAAAAACTATTGGCAGAACAAGAACGACTAAATGTAATCAATGTAAAACAAAAAGAAATACAGAAATTACAAATTAGTAATGCTACCAATACAACTTCTATTACAGAAACAAATAAGTATATTGCAAAACTAAATTCACAGATTGAAACATTGAAATCTAAACAAGATAATCTGGAAGCAGAAAATACTAAATTAAATGAATTGAATACTCAATTGGAAGTAATATTAGAGAAGAAGAAAGAATTGATTGATGAAAAAACATATTATGAAGCCGCTTCAGGTCTACTCAAAGATACTGGTATTAAAACTAAAATTATCAAACAGTATCTACCCATTATTAATAAAGTTGTAAACAAACATCTTGCCACATTTGACTTCTTTGTTAATTTTAATTTAGATGAATCATTCAAAGAAACAATTAAATCAAGACACCGTGATGCATTTAGTTATGAATCATTCAGTGAAGGTGAGAAACAAAGAATTGATATGGCATTGATGTTGACATGGAGAACAATTGCAAAGTTAAAGAATTCTGCAAATACTAATCTGTTAATATTAGATGAAATATTTGATTCTAGTTTAGATGCAAATGGTACAGAGTATTTAATGAACATCCTACATATGTTAGAAGATGTAAATTTATTTGTAATCAGTCATAAAGGTGATATATTACAAGATAAGTTTAGGTCAGTAATTAAATTTGAGAAGGTAAATAATTTTTCGAGGATAGCAAAATGAGTGATATTTTAACGATTGATACAGGATTTGGAGTTGCAAAACCAAAAGAAGAAGAGATTCTTCCATATGGATTAGTAGACCCATCACATCCAGCATTACATGAACCAATACCTGAATATGATGAAACTTCATTACCAAATATTCATATGTCTAATTTAATTAAACGATTAAAAATGACAATGAAACTATATGGTGGTATTGGCATCTCTGCCAATCAATGTGGTATAAGAGAACGAGTTTTCATTTTAGGTAATGAACACTTTCAAATGGCATGTATTAACCCTAAAATTGTAGAAACAGGCAAAGAAGTTGCCAAGTTAAAGGAAGGATGTTTAAGTTATCCTGGTTTAACTTTAAATATATCTAGACATACATCAATAAAAGTAGTATACTATACAGAGTCAGGAGAACAAAAAACACATGAATTTGATGGTATTACTGCTCAATGTTTACAACATGAATTAGACCATATGAATGGAACATTATTTACTGAACATGTTGGTTCTCTTGCCTTGAAGATGGCAAAAAAGAAACAAGATAAAATGATTAAACAATATAGAAGAATGGTTAAATGAAGATTAGTATAGCAAGACTTCGTAGTGGTTGTAATTATAAAGAACCACTACATGATGTTATGGATTCTTTTTATGAGTTATATAAAGAATATATTAGTAAGAATACACAACACACATATGGCGTTTGTAATTTTGGTTGGAATTCTGATAATAGAAAATATATAGATGATATTGTTGATTCAGATGTAGTTATTATTCCTAGTGAGAATGAATTTCATCAACACATTAGTGGGTATGTTCATACAAAACAGAAAGCAAGGTCAGATGAATTTGTTGCAAAGATAGGTCAACATCTTAGTAATAAACATTTAGTAATTATACGAAGTGATAGAGCAGACAACGAAGAGTTATATCGCACAAGAACATTTAAAGATTATCCAATAGGTAAATTTTCAATCTTTGATGAGACTGATATACCTGGTGGTCTACATGGAATGAAATATCATTTTATTAAAAGTGCATATAATCCTTTATTTGAAGAGGAGAAGATTTACGATTTTATCTATTGGGGTTGTGATAAGAGAAAGTTAATTGATAATAAAGATAGTGGTGATACTAGACATTTATTTTTTCAGCAATTAAGAAAAGATAATAAAATTAAATCTTATCTAATAGGTAAATACAATAAACTTGAAGCAGATAGAAAAATTGATACTATGTATAATCTATTATGTAATTTGCATCAAGGTAAATCAACTATATGTTTTAATTGGTTAGATTCTACTGCAGTAACTAGTAGATATCATGAAGCAATGGCCTGTGATTTATTGCCATTTGTATGGGACAACTATGATAGTAATAATACTATAATTGCAGATCAATGGCAAAGAGTCAATTCAATTGAAGAATTTTATGATAAGATGAATGAAGTAGATAGTAAATTTGAAAGTATTAAAGAATATTATTTAACAAATACTTTGAAACCAAGAGAGTGGTACTATACTAAATTTGAACAGAGAATGAATGAAATATTATGAATTTATTTGATTTTATTGAAGGTGAACAATCAGTTGAAACTATTAAGAAAGCATATAGTTTTGACTCCACAGATGACGTAGAAACTCAATGGACTAAATGGAGAGAATCTATTAATCCAGATGAGATAGAAGATATTACGGAAGATAGATTAAAAGAAATTATAATTAAAGATTTATCATTTGTATCGTCAATGGATGTTAAAGAATATACTCTATATCAAAAATGGTGTGAGGTACAAGAGAAATATCCAACAGAACAAGTTAATACTTTTGACGGTATAGAAAAACATTTAATTTATCCAGAACAGAAAAAGATAATTGATGAAGTTAAAAATAATATTTGGCGACCAGAATCTCCTGATGACTATCTAGATATAGAACCTGTATTAGTATATACAGATGATTCATATGAAACTAAAACAACTTCAGGTTCAATTGATGGAAGTGAATATACAAAGAAAGTTAAACGTAGTAATTTACCTGAAGTATGGAATACGGCAAGAACATTTATATCAACAATGAAGAACAATAGTAATATTGGTCGCAATCTTAATTTTTTAGTTAAAGATAATAAATCAAACAAATACTTAGGTGTAATTTGTATATCTTCAGATTTTCTTGATTTGACACCTAGAGATAGTGTTATTGGATGGGATAGAACAGTTAAGACACAAGGTCGTATGATTAATTATACTGCAATTGGTTCTACTATTGTTCCATTTCAACCTTTAGGTTTTAATTATGTTGGTGGTAAATTACTTGCCTTATTGTGTTTATCTGATGAAGTTCAAAGATTATGGAAAAAACAATATGGTGATGTATTAGTGGGTGTTACTACAACATCTTTGTATGGTAAAACTAAAGCAAATGGTTTATCTCAATATGATAATCTAGACCATTGGCAACCTATGGGATTTACTTCAGGTTCAGTTTCATTTGAACCTAGATCAGATACAAAGTATTTAATACGTGATTGGTTAAAAAAGAATCATACTCGTAAATACTTTGAATGGTATATTGCAAAGAATCCTGCAGGTCAACCATACAAAAGAGACCATAAGAATAGATCATTGAATTTTGTATATTCTAAACTTAATGTACCTAAAGAATTGATTCGTTCTGAACATGCAAGAGGTATCTATTTTAGTCCATTATATAATAATTCATATGAATTTTTGCGTAAAGAAATAGGTGAAGATCAATTAGTAAAATCTTTTGATACTAGTTATGAGGCAATAACTAAGATATGGAAAGAAAAACATGCCCGTGGTCGTATTGGTTTTCTTAAAAAGAAAAATAGAGTATCTACGGAAACATTGTTCTATGATGACCTTATTTGCCTTGATTGGAACAAAACAAGAGATAAATACTTACAACAAGTAGGTCGATAACAAAATGCGGCGAGTCTGATGACAGGTATTCCCAAATATTAGAATGGTTTAATTCCATTGAGCCGCTCCACTCCTCTTCTTAAAATCCTTTATAAATCAATAACTTATAAAACGCTTGACATTTGATTCGGTTAGTGTATAATGATTGTATATTAATAGAGAGAGTCATATGGAAAACTATTCTACCGAATCAAAATCACAATTAGCAAAGTTACTTGCCACTGAAAACATCACGGTTCAACATGCTAAAATTCAAACTGCATCGTTTAATCTAAAAACTCGTGTATTGAATTGTCCTATCTGGACTGATATGAGTGGTGATCTTTATGATTTGTTGATGGGTCATGAAGTTGGTCATGCATTGGAAACACCTGAAGAAGGTTGGCATGATGCAATTATTGAGAGTCAATCTAAAAACTTTAAAACATTTTTGAATGTTGTTGAAGATGCCCGTATTGAAAAGAAAATCAAACGGCGTTATCCTGGTCTTAAAAAATCATTTATCAATGCCTATAAACAATTAATTGATAAAGACTTTTTTGGTATTAAAAATCAAGATGTTAATACATTACCTTTTATTGATAAGATTAATCTTTATACAAAAGGTGGTACATTTTTGGGTATTACTTTTACTGATACTGAAACTGAATTATTAAGTAAAGTAGAAAAGTGTGAAACATGGGAAGATGTTGTCCGTGTTGCTGAAGAATTATTTGGTTATTCTAAAAAAGAACAACAAGATAAACAAGAAAATACTTTTAGTAATTTTACCAATGAATTTGGTAGTCATGAAGGATTTGATTCTGATATTTCAGATAATTTAGAATTTGATGATTCTGAAGATGGTAAAGAAGGAACTACTACAATACCTTCTAATGAACAATCTGAAGAAGATGGTAAAAACGAAGAAGAAGGCAATACACCTAATCGGTTCAAAGAATCTAAAGGTTCAATGGCAGACCAATATGATCCTGATTTTGAACCTATATGCGAAACTGACCAAAACTTCCGCAATAATGAAGCATCACTATTAGATGAAAAATGTAAAGAATATATCTATGTGAATATTCCTACTGCAAATCCTAAAGGTATCTTTACATCAGCAAAACGTGTTCATGAATTCTTAACACCAACAGTTTTTGAACCTCTTAATTATAATCCTGAGACTGAATTGAGAGAATTCAAGAATAAGAATGACCGATATATCTCATTGTTAGCAAAAGAATTTGAAATGCGTAAAGCTGCCAAATCATTTGCTAAGAAGAAAATATCTAATACTGGTGATATTGATATTAACAGTATCTACAAATACAAACTAGATGATAATATTTTTCGTAAGATGATGCAATTGCCTAAAGGTAAATCACATGGTTTAGTATTATTATTAGACCGTTCTGGTAGTATGAGTTATAATATGGCAGCATCATTAGAACAGATTTTAATTTTAAGTATGTTCTGTAAGAAAGTAAACATTCCATTTGTTGTATATGGATTTGGTAATGACATTACTGGTCGTATGTATGATATTGGTGGTTCATGTAAAGAACAATCATTTATTAAAAATGATAATGATATAGCATTTGAAGAAGTATTTTTACGTGAATACTTGAATTCTAGTATGAGTAGTTCCGAATATTTAAAATGTGTTAAGAATATTTTGATGTTAAAGAAAGTATATCAAAATGGTAAAGAATATATTCTTCCAAAATCTGAAGGATTATCTAATACACCTTTAACAGAATCAATGATTGCATTACGTGATCCAGTTAATGAATTTCGTAAAAGACACAATTTAGATTTAGTGAATTTATGTATTGTGCATGATGGTGATGCCGATTGGACTAATAGATATGTTCAAGAAGATAGTTCTAAAAGATTCTGTGCAATTACACAAAATGTAATTATTCAAGATAAGAAAACAAAATATCAAAAGAAGATGGATAATAATCGTTCATTACGTGCTGTTATATTTGATTGGTTTTCAAAAACTACTAATACTAAAATCTTTGGATTCTATATTACAAAGAAACCTACTCGTAGTTTTTTCTTAAATGAATACAGATATGAAGGTGGTTTTGATGTTGATGATATGGCAAAAAAATTAAATCCAGAATCACAATACCGTCAACGTGAAGAAATGTTAGATAAACTAGTAAAAGATATGAAAAAAGATAATTTTGTTATATCTTACAATACTGGTTATGATGCTTTCTATATTATTCGTGGTGGTAATGATGCTGTGATTGGTGATGAAGAATTAAAAGTTGAGGGTGATTTTACTGCCGGTAAGTTAAAGACTGCATTTTCTAAGTTAAATAAGGCAAAACAGTCTAATAGAGTCTTGGCAACACGATTTATTGAGAGAATTGCTGCATAAGTTGTTGATTTTTATAGTGAAAACAAATGCAAATAGTGCTTGACATTGGGTGATAGATGTAGTATAATATTAGTATATTAAATGAGATAGGAAATTATATTATGAGTAAGATTGAAGATCGTGAGAAGTTTATTAAATTGGCAATTGGTACTGGTAAAAATGCATTAAAGCGTAGTGAAATTCAATCACTATGCAAGAAAAATAGTGTTAAGTTTCCACAATGGATGACAATAGAATCTAATCGTATCGAGCGTGGACTATATAAAATACCAACCGATAATTCTATAGTGCAAATGGTCGCACAGGTCGTTAATATGAAAAAAGAACCAGTACCAGAAGTTAAACAAGGCAATCGGATTACTAATGTTATTACCGATTTGGAAACTAATAATTTAGTGCCTTCAATTTATAAGAATTTTGTACCATTTGGTCACTTCAATGATTTATTAAATATTGTAAGTTCCAATCAATTCTTTCCGTTATTGATTACTGGTCAATCGGGTAATGGTAAAACAATGTCGGCAGAACAGGCATGTGCCAAGATTGGTCGCAAGTTTGTTTGTATTTCAATGACACCAGAAACCGATGAAAGTGATTTGTTAGGTAACTATGTATTGATTAATGGACAGATGGAATGGCGTGATGGTCCAGTAACAGTTGCGGCACGACAAGGTGCAGTCTTGTGTATTGATGAGATTGATTATGGTGCAGCTAATCTATCATGTTTACAGCGTGTATTTGAAGGTAAACCATTCTTATTGAAAAAGAAAAATGAAGTAGTAAAACCTGCAGAAGGTTTTACTGTAATTGCTACTGCAAATACTAAAGGTAAAGGTTCTGAAGATGGTCGTTATATGTTTACTAATGTATTGAATGAGGCATTTTTAGAACGATTCTTAATTACAATCGAACAAGAGTGGCCATCTGTTTCAGTAGAGAAGAAAATTCTAGTTAAGGAAATGTCATCTGTTGGTAAAGATGATAATGAATTTGTAAATAAATTGGTAACATGGGCAGATATTATTCGTAAGACATTTGCCGAAGGTGGTGCTGATGAAGTTATCTCTACTCGCCGTTTGGTACATATTGTTAAATCGTTTGGTGTCTTTAATGATAAGATGAAAGCAATTGAATTATGCTTGAATCGTTTTGATGAAGATACAAAAAGATCATTCTTAGATTTGTATACTAAGATTGATGAAGATGCAAAACCTACTATTGAAACAGTTGTGCCTGAAAGTAGTTTGGCTGAAGAGATGTCAAATGCAGTTATTGGTAATCAATAACATTTGCCTGTAAAAGTGTTGACATGTATATGATATTGTAGTATAATAGCTGAAATTGACAGAGAAGTGTCGCCTCTGTAAATTTAATTTAATTGCGACACAAAACTAAATTGGAGTATTATTATGAAATCAAATCGTTCACAAAACGAAAAACTACTTGACTTTTTCAAAACTGGTAAAGATATTACTGAGAATGTTGCTAAAAGCCGTTATGGTATTGAGCGCTTCTCTGCTCGCATTGCTGAATTGCGTGCTGAGGGTTATAGTATCTACCGCAATAGCAAAAAGACAACCAATGGTGAGACTATCACTGTTTATCGTTTAGGTACGCCTAATCGTCAGATGGTTGCTGCAGCTTATAAGGAGTTGGGTGCTGCTGCATTTGCCTAATCTGTAGTGTAAATTTTATGGAGTGATGCATATATAAATGTGTCACTCCTTTTTAATAATGGATATACTATGGAAATTAAAGTTAAGTTAGAAGATTTAAAACAGTTTAAGTTGTTTGTGGCAACACCAATGTATGGTGGTATGTCATATGGCATGTATATGAAATCGTGCCTTGATTTACAAGTAATGATGATTAAGTATGGTGTTGATGTTAAGTTTTCATTTTTGTTTAATGAATCTCTTATCACTCGGGCACGTAATTATCTTGTAGATGAATTTCTCCGTTCGGAATGCACTCATCTACTCTTCATTGATTCTGATGTTCATTTCAACCCGCAAGATGTAATTGCTTTGATGGCATTAGATAAAGAAGTAATTGGTGGACCTTACCCAAAGAAATCTATCAATTGGAATAATGTAGCAGAAGCAGCAAGAAAACATCCTGATCTACCACCAAAAGATTTAGAATATGTTGTTGGTGATTATGTGTTTAATGTTGTTCATGGTACTAAAAACTTTTCTGTAACTGAGCCACTTCAAGTATTAGAAATTGGTACAGGTTTTATGATGGTTAAACGTGAAGTATTTGATAAGATGCGAGAAGCATATCCCACTATTCGTTATAAGCCTGATCATGTTGGTCAAGCAAACTTTGATGGTTCAAGATATATTCATGCATACTTTGATACAGTAATTGATACTAAAGACTCAATCGTTGGTGGTGGTTCTGATCGGTATCTATCTGAAGATTATATGTTCTGTCAGATGTGGCGCAAGATTGGTGGAGAAATCTACTTGTGTCCATGGATGAAAACACAACATATTGGTACGTATCCATTCACTGGTAACATGCCTAAAGTGGCTGAATTGACTGGTAAACTATAATCATGCGATGTGATATAGATTACAAGTATAGTGAAGGTAGAATACTTGATGAATTAAGAGTCTATATTGATAACACTTACGGTGAACACTATTCACAAAATAAATTTCAGGCAACTGAGTTTATAATGGATAGTGGTCACGGTGAGGGTTTCTGTATTGGTAACATTATGAAATATGCACAAAGATACGGTAAGAAAGAAGGTCGTAACAGAAAAGACTTGCTAAAAGTGATTCATTATAGTATAATGGCTTTACACAATCACGATGAGTTGTATAGTAGTAAACCTAAAACAAATATTTAATTATGGAGTATATTATGAAGTTATCTGAAAAAACAATTGAAATCTTGAAGAATTTTTCTACAGTGAATGCTGGGTTCTTATTTAAACCCGGTAAAAGTTTTAAAACTATTTCTAGAACCAAAAACATCTTTGCAGAATATGTAAGTGAAGATGAGATAACATCTGAATTTGGTATCTATGATATGAATCAATTTTTAACTGTTATTTCAATGTTTAAATCTGTTGATATTACACATGAAGAAAAGTTTATTAAATTGGTTAGTCAAGATGGTCGTAATAAATTAAAATATTTTTGTTGTGATGCAGAGACTCTAATTTTACCTCCAGAGAAACCTGTTGCAATGCCTGAAACAGAAATTAACTTCAAATTAACAAAAGAAGATTATGATTGGATTAAGAAAATCTCTTCAATTCTTGCTTCAACAAACATTGCAGTTAAATCTGATGGTTCAAAAGTAAGTATTCTAGTTTATGATCCTAAAAATGATGCAAGTTCTTCAAATGAACTTGATATCTGTGACGGTAATGGTGATGTATATAATATTGTATTTAAAATGGAAACATATACAATGTATCCAGGCGAATATAATGTAAGTATCTCATCTAAAGGTGTATCTAATTTTAAACATACCGAATTAGATTTGCAATACTGGATCACATCAGAACCAGGATTATCAACCTTTACAAAGGGTTAATATGTTAATTTATTTTGAACGACCTGATGCTGGTAGTGTTGCAATCAATCCAAATTTTGTTATGTTAGTAGAAGCAACAATGGCAGGTGCTAATATTGTTATGGCAGATGGCGGTACTACTAAAGTTACAGGTAATTATATGGAAGTAATTGGTAGATTGAATGGTGAATTGAAGTAGTTTATTTTTTTATTATATTATGAGAGGTTATTATGGCTGTAAGATTATTGAATCAAGATACATTAAGTGATATATCTAGATGGACTATACAAATGTTATATCAGTGTCATAAAGACAATTTATTTTTTTATGATAGAGAAAAGTTACAGAGATTATTAGTT